ATAACCTTAAATTAGTTTACACGAAGGACAAAAAGTACGCGGAAAAGATCAAGGCTTTTGAAGAGTTGCGAGGCTATCGAGGCCCAACTCAATCCTGACAGACATCGGGTTGTCATACACCCGTGTCGATTTCCCGTCCACACACACCAACCCAGGGACCTTTGATTTAAAGATCACAAAGGCGTGAGGTAGTTCAAAATAATCTACCTCGTACATCTCGACAAAATCATCTTTGTCTTCACTCTCTAGTTCTTTAAGAATCTTCTTGCCCTGGAGATCCCAGGGGCAAGTGATAAAGAACCAGACTCTCGCCTTGGTCTGGCGAGCCTGCTTGACCACCTTGTTGAGGTGGTTCTCACTCCTCAGTTTCTTCAGTATCATCTTCTACAATCTCAGGTTCTTCAGAAGTTTCAGCTTTCTCAGCCTCTTCCTTCATGCGCTCGATAATAGATGCCTCCATCGAGCGAAGTCCAAGGATAAAGGCAGCTTTTACAAACTCCTCCTCTGTGTTGTTGTTAACATTCACAGCCTCAAAGAAGTTTTTGAAAGCCTGTGCTTCTTCAGATGTTAAATTAAATGATAGTTTCATGCGTCCGTTCCTTTTGTATAGGATTCTAATTTTTTTTACAGATGTAAGTTCAAGCAATTGTGTATCGCTCATGTTCTATGATAGTACAGGAGTATATATTAATGAAAGACAATTTCGATTTATCTAACCTCAGGGCCAAGCCCAAGCGAAAGAATAGTAGAGCCAAGGGCGCAGCCTTCGAGAACAAAGTCGCCAAAATCCTCAATGAAAGATTCGATACAAAAGAGTTCGCTCGGACCCCAGGGTCAGGAGCTTTCGCAACGACACATACGCTACCGAAACATCTACAAATCCAGGGAGATCTTATCACTCCTCAGACATTTGCATACATTATAGAATGCAAGAAGGGGTATAACAACCTCGGCTTCAACTCCATGTTAGATTTTCAATCAAAACTTTGGGAGTGGATCGAGCATATGGAACGGGACGCAGCCGCCGCAGGAAAATCACCGATTCTTTTTATGGCACAGGATCGGCAGCCTATCATTTCAATACTTAGGTATAAAGAGGAAATAATTAACTACACTGATTCATATACTACATTAACAAGTAAAGAGGGTATAGAGTACATCATGTTATACATGGATGATCTTCTAAAGATACATAATCAGTTCTTCTTCCTAGACCTAGGATTAAGATAGTTTGTATTTATATATGATGTACCTGAGCACCTTCTCTTATCCGCTGAGAACATGAAGGCACCGTCTCTGTCTATTCTCCAAGTCTGTTGACCCATATTTAATCCTCTATTACTTTCTACATTTAATAGATCTGTTATGGGTTCCATGATCATGTCATTCTGGTTCTCTCTGTATAGATTTCCAGTCTCTTTAATCTTGATTGATGACATTGGGTTTCTATTGTCCATTGTATCAATCCCTGTGCTTGCATGTAGTGCTGCAAAAGCAGCTAAACTTGTAAGAGATTTCTTTTTATCTATATTTCCTTTACGATCAACAACTATATCTTTAGATAACATGGCCTGCATGATGGCTCTATCTATCATGCCAGCCGCAGCATCGGAGCCTTGTTTCTCGTAAACATCAAAGACATCTTTAACCTTAACAAATTTATTAAAGTCTCCCATTCCAGCGCCCTCGAAGATACCTTCTAGGTGCTTTCTAATCATCTTCTTCTTTTCAGTAGAGCCTTTATAGTTAGGGTTAGTCCAAGAGTCTGTGTCCATTAGTTTGGATACAGACTCTGATGCTTTATGAATATCTCTAATCTTCTGCTCTACTTTAGCCATCTCTTTGTCTACATCTAGGTCTGGATTTGATGCCAAGGCAGTTCTAATCTTGTCCATGGTTCTGCGTCCATGTTCTATGTCTCTCTCAGGATCTCTAGATGTAGAAGGAGCTATACCTACAAGTCTTCCTAAAGATGTACGGACAGTGGAAGAATCACCTGTCTTAACATCACCCTCCTTTCCATAATACTTCAAGCTGTCGTCTAGTCTGTGGTATGTCTCCTGTATAGGATCACCTGATCTACGAATGTCTCTCTGTGTAGCAGGATCTAAATCTTCAAATTTGACTTCTACGGTTTTTGCATCTGAGAAGTCTGTCTTGGATAAGTCTGGTTTCTCTTTCCATACATAGTCCACATCAGTTTTGTCACCTGATCCTACAGAGCCCCCGCCAACTCGCGTCACATAAGAGGCATTCAGTTCTTTCATGTCGTCATAAATCTCAGAGAAGTATGGAAGGAAATGTTCCTTGGCAGCCTTACGAATATCATCTGCTGTTTCTACACCCATAAAATCTAAATGATCAAAGATCTCCGAGTATCCTTCATCAACCACATGCTGCCCTCTATCAGCACGGCGTTTGGCATTTAGTGCTATGAATACATTCTTTCCAAAATCAGATATGATTCCAGACAGAAGCGCACCAGCCTCCTTAGCGCGACCCGTGGCTGCTAAGTGAGCTACGACCACAATTCGCTCGGAAGCTTCCTTGACAATGTTGCTGTAGTTTCCACCACCTTCAGTGACTACAGGTGCTATCTCCATGGTGGGTATCTTAGCAGCCTCTTTATCTTCTATATTATCACACTCGTCTACTCTTTTATTGTAATCTTCACCTACAAGGTTCATAATGTTCTGGTCTGCTAGTGAGAGTGCCATTCCAAAGTTATTATTGGAGGTGGGATCCTTATAGAAATAAGCATTGGTCTTTGTATCTTTTCTTATATTCTCTCTGATAAACTTAAAATCATCGTCAGTAGCATCACAGGTCGTCATCTTTTTGTAAGCCTCACCTAGCCTATCAAAAGTATCCATTACTCCTTGTATAGCTTCAAGGTCTGTAGTATCTCTAGCAAATAAAACTTTACCTTCACTCTTGCTTTCACGCCTTACAGTTCCAGAGCCTATCTCCTGCTCTATGTTGTGAGTGACGGAGCCTTCTGTCCTACCTCCAATCAACTTTGATATCAGAGTGCTTTCTGTTATAGGTGTAGTATACTTACCATCAACCATGACAGGTTTTCCATATCGTTCAGCAATACCTTCCTTTACATTATCAAAGAAGTTCGTGATAGTCTGTAGATAGCCTGGAAATGTTTCTTCTACTTTCCTGATCCTATCAATGTTCTCTTCTTTCTTCTTACCTTTCATCCCTTGAACTAAGGCATTATTACTAAATAAATCAATCTCAGGTCCTTCAGGTAGGTTTTTTTGATTTATTTCCAGTGATCCACCTGCCCCAGCTAACCAGTTATCTATCTCAGTCGATTGCTCAGGTGTAGCGGAAATTAAGGAAACAGTTTTACTTCCAAATGGCCCGCCCTTAAGGTAAGGTCCATTTTCACTTCGCCCTACTTCACCTGTAGTTTGTCTCTTTAACCTATCACTATACCCTTGTACTGGTATGGTTTGCCCAGGGGCTGATATGGACATGGACTTATTGATAAGTTCTTGAACACCGCCTTGGTTAGGCGTTGCTTTCTCATAAAGTCTTGAGTAGCTCTCTAGTAATAACTTGGCGAACTTCATTATATTATTATATAGAAAAAGCCCAACCCAACTGTATGCTGGGTTGGGCTTTATTACTTGTAGTAGTATCAGTCGTTTCCTAGTAGACCTTCAACTGCACTGACAACATTCATGAAGTCGTATCTGAACTTAACTTCAATGGTATCAAACTCAGATTGAGCGTAGTTCTTATCAGCCTTCATATATGATCTAGGATAAACACCCTTGAGTTCAATTTGGTTTATAACACTGCCAGCACCATCATATTCAAGGATAACCATAGATCCTTTTATTGCATTAGCATCTTGGTAGAAACCTGTCTGCATGTTGTATGCGTTGTTAAGATACTTGAACAAGTCTGAAGTTAAAGGATACTTAAGAAGGTTATCGAAAGTGACTGTCACTTCTTCCTGTTCAACCTTACCAGGGTAGAATACCTTATCGTTCACTCTATGAACTTCAATATCCTTAAGAGAGTATCCTAATCCTTGAACTTGCTTTGCACCAAGATGGAAACCCTCTTTGAAACTAGCGGTAGGAACACCAGCTAATTGAGGTGGGAAAATCTGCACTTCCCATTGATAACTTCTTACAGAGTCTAGGTCTGTAGAAATTGTAGGAAGTTGATTCAGGCCCTTGTTTATAAGACTTCTTTCTATTTGTTCTGAATAAATTGGTTGTTCAGCCATGGTATTATCTCCTTATCAGATGCTTGCGCTCTGGTTTACTAAGTTAAGCTCGAAGACTATAATCTCCGCAGTCTTTGTGGGTCTTATTGAAACCTTGCACCAAAGTTCACCCCTTTCAATTCTGCTTGGAGTGTTGGTAGTTTGGTCACATACCACTGAGAACTCAGTGATTCCTCTACCCTTGAGGATTGGATCTAGAAGACCTACAGTAAGGTCCCTAACAGAAGTCCAAGTGAGTGGATCGTTAGGCTCGAAAGCGAACTGTCTTGTAGAAGCAAGGATAGTCTTTCTAATGATGAGCATCATTCGACGGACATTGATTCTGTCAAGAGCAGAGGGGTTTCTTTGAGCAGTCCTTTGCCCGAAGATAGTGATGCCCTGCTGTGGGAAGTTAACGATTGGGTTGATAACATTACCACCGCTGTACATAGCATCACGATCACCCTGACCAAGACCAATCTCAGTCTCAGTGGGCTTAGTGAGGCGACCTCTTACGAAACCTGCTGGTGCGAACCAAGACTCAGATACTGCATCAGTGTAGGCCATCTGGCGTAGGGCAAAGATGCTTGGATCATACCAGCGATCAACACCATCAAAGGTGCTGAAAACCTTAACCCAAGGCCAGTAGATTGCTGCATAGCTTGAGTTGATTGCAGCAGTTCTAGTTTCATCTAGACCGTTTGACCAGTCGATAGCTGCTTGAGCACCGCCTATAGCGTAAGGAGGAGCAACAACTGCTAAGAACTCTTGAGTCTGCTCTGCAAGAGTTATTAGAGCGTTCTGTACGGCTTGGTTGGTAATGCCAGGAACAGCAGCCATGCTAAGGTTTAGAAGGTCGTTGTCTAGAACCTGCATACCAGTCTTACCAGTTGCAGTAGACTCACCGACGATGATGTCGTTAATGTTATCACTGTCAGTAGACTCAGGGATGCCGTTAGTACCACCAGCGAACTGAATACCGTTCTCCTGAACAAGCTTCACGAAGGGGAACTGAGAGGCGTTGGTAATGGCTGTACCTGCGTCTGGGTTGAGTGTCGAAGAGAATGCTCCAAGTTTACCAGTAATGTTGGCACCTCCTCCAACGATGGTTCCAAAAGTTGAGCTAAACACTACATCCTCTTGACCAAGAGCTAGATCAGTGAGAGCAGTTCCACTAACTATGTTAGCTTTAATAAGGTTGGAAGTGGCTCCTTCTTCACCAGTGTTGATTTGCTCTTCGATGTAGTAATCTCCATCAGCAAACTCAACAACAAAGGTTTCTTCTGTATTTCCATTGTCGTTTACATTTACAGAAGTTCTAGTACCACCACCAGTAGTGACATCTACGGTAAGTCCTTTAATTATACCAGTAGCACTTTGCTTGTAGTTGTATCCAGCACCAGGGTACAAGCTCTGGATGAGGTATGCAACTGAGGTAGCGCCAGTCTTATCAAAGGAGGCTCCACCGAACCAACCACCAGAAACAGCAGCACCTGAGGTAGTACCATCAGGTTTTTGAGAGAATAGTGTGGGGCCTATATCAGCAGCACCTGCACTTAGGAAAAGAGAAGCACCACTTCCAGCAAAGCCTCCTAGGACTACAGCACTGGCCTCAGTTGGGTGTGGCTGTACTGCGATCTTTGAACCATCGTTGATCGCACCACCTAAGCCGCTAAGAGCATCCAAAGTAGTAGCGTGTCCTGTGGTGATGGTGAATGTTTTGTTTGAACTAAACTTCTGTACGCCTAAAGCGTCTACAACATTGTAGGTTAATGTAGCTGAGGCTGTGGTTCCTAGAGTGCTTGATAGAGTCACCATAGGGCAGGCACCAAGACCTACTATGGCAGAAGCATCAATAGCACTAGTAGATGCACAGCGAACGAAATAGAGAGAGTTA